CCCCCCCCCCCCCCGCTGGATCAATCCATGATCCCAAGCGTGTTTTGTGTTCTCTGAAATGGTTGCCCATTCCAGTTGGGAAGCTCTGCAATCATGCTTTTTGCCGTGCTTGTGGTTCACCACGGGTTTGTTTTCGGGGTTTGGGATAAAGGCCAGCGCCACAAGAATATGTAACCGGCAATTTTCCCCATCCAATTTCACCCGCAAATAACCGGAACCATCGTCATAAGGCTTCAACAGCTTCCCGGTTTTCATTGAACGAATTTGGGCCAATCGGTTGATCTCATAATTGGGGTGGCCGGGGCATGGGTGCCATTTGATGATCATGGGCTTACCCCTCCAAAATTCGGATCAGGTTGTGAATACCACGGGTTTCCAATCCCTGAATCTTCCCGGTTCCAGCGTAAAATTGGAACAGTTTATCATCAGACTTCCGCCAACAGTGAAAATGGCCGGTTTGCTCATTTTTCAGTTGGTATTCAATTCCATGGGCTTCAAATTGCTGAATAGCATAGGCAATCCGATCAGGGTTCTTGGAAACCCGTTCTTTGTGGTTCTGGTGGGCGTGTTCCTTCAGGGCATCCCAAAATTCATCCCTCGCCATCAGTTTCACCACCCCTGAAGTTCCCGTGGGTTTCAATGGAAATTGAAACACTTCCAAGCACCCGGCGAACATTCCAACGCACTTCATCAGAAATGGTGGTTTTGATAGTGTCCTGAACCGTTCTTCTCACAAGAGAATCCATGTTGGTTTCATGAATAACCCGGTCAATCGCCCGATCAACTTTTTCAGAAACAATTTCTTCCACAAAGCCCTTGATGGTTTCTCGGTTGATCCCGTTATCTGCCAGCATTTGGGTTAAAATCTTCCGAAGTTCGATCTGTTCAACGGTCATTACTGCCCACCTTCCTTCAGCGTGATCTTCACATACCCGGCCTTGGCGCTGGATTTGGAACATTCCGCCGCAATATCAGGATATTTCTTCTTCAGCTTGGCGGAATCAATGCTGGTGGCGGTGGTAGGCTCCACAAGGGTAAGGTTCAGAACATCGGATTCAAATTTCTTGATCCCGTACTTCACCATGGCTTCATACAGGGCCGCTTTCATCTGCTTTTCCTGTTCCTCAATGGCCTTTTTATGGGCGGTCAGGGAAGCAATAGCGTTCAGGGTGGCAAGCTGGGTGGCCCTGAATTCAGAAAGGCCGGTTTCCTCGTCAAAGGTGGCTTCCCCACAGGCATTGGGGTTTTCTTCACACGCTTCATCACAGTGGTCAAATTCCGGGCAGTTGTGGCAACAACCGGAAAACCGCTGAAGCGGGCATTCATTGGTACACTTGATCATGTTTCGGTTTCTCCTTTCAGATAAACATTCAGATATTTCAGGCCAAATTCACAGGCGGCTTCATGGTTGTCAAAGTAAATATCAATCTGCTGTTCACCATACTTTTCAACCACCCATGCGGCGGTTCTGTCCTGAACGACATATTCACCCAAGCCTTCAATCTCCACAACTGTTCCAAAGGGCAACGGGGAAGCACAGGAAACACCGGCAACCAGTTCTTCACCGGAAGCCCCATAAACAATCCCATCAGGCCGGTTCTTGGCCCATTCCCCACAGCACTTTTCACAGGAACAGTAAGCGGTGATCCTGTATGTACCCAACAGAACAGGTTCCGGGGTTTCCTGAACCAGATTCACCGGCTCCGGGGTGCTGATTACAAAGGCGGTTTCCGTGGGTTCCGGTGCCGGGGTTGGCTTGTCCTCAAATGCGGTGGCAGAAATACGGCCAAGAACAAAGCCAATCAGAATGCCCATTAGAAGGGCCACGGTGAACATACGGCGGAACCACCTTTGGCGCTTAATTGCGTTCTGTCTTTTCCTCGTATTTTCGGAATAGTTCATCGTTATAGTCCTTTCTCATTTGAAAGGTGGTCAGAATATCTTCTTCCACCGTTCCGGGGCAGATCAGAAGGTAATAGAAGCACGGGCGTTCTTGGCCCATCCTGTGAATCCGCTTTTGGCTCTGCTCCCATAGTTCCCAACCTTGGGGAAGGCTGAAATAAATGATCTTGTTGGCCTTTTGGAAGTTGCCCCCCATGGCCCCGGCCTGATACTGAATGAAAGTAACTGAATTGCTCTGGTATTGATAGGCATTCAGATCTTTTACTTCACCGGATAGGATGGAAACCGGGCGATTCATGGCGGTCACTATCCCCTTCAGGCGTTCCATTTCTTCTGTGAAGTTATAGAACACGATCAGCCGATCTTCTGTACTGTTCACCAAATCCCGGAAGGCTTCATAGCGGTGTGGGTTATATAGGCCGCAAAGTTGACGGGCATACAGGCGGCGGGTCAAGCTGGTATCACCAATCAATTCCCGCTTACAGTGTTCATTGGAACCGAAGAAATCAGAATCCAGTTCAAATTCCTGAAGGTTTGTGGTGTCGATGGTCACAACCCGTTCACGCCAAAATTTCCAATATTCCGGGGAAGGCCGGGTTTTCATTTGGATCATGTTCTTTGCAGGAAGATCAATCCCGGCATCATCGGTGGTCATAAACACCGCCCCATGTTCGGCCAGCTTCTTTTTCAGCCGGTCAACATTTTTATAGCCGGTGATCTGCTTCCGCCAAAAACCATCATCTTCAACCCATTCCGTTTCAATGTACTGCTTCCAGAACAGTTCCTTTGATATGTTCCACCCCAACAGTTGGCATTGGCTCCACAGCTTTTCATACTTACCCCCGGTTGGTGTACCGGAAAGAAGAATTACATTGTCAGGATGAAGCCCAAGAATGAAATTGGAACGCTTGGCGTTTTCATTCTGGATCAGGGAAGATTCATCTAACATCAGCGTGAAGCCGGTCAAGGTTTTCAGAATCTTCCGCCTGAAGGTCAGTTCATAGTTGATTACGCCGATCATCAGGGTTGGAACCTCACATTGAACCTGTTCAAAAAACCATTTGAAAGTTTTGGGTTTTGTCAGGTCAAAAACACAGTTCCGGGTGTAATAGGTCTGAAAATGTTCAATCCAGTCTTGAACCTTGGAACACTGACAAACCACCAGATTGATCCGGGTGTTCAGCTTCATCATTTTTTCTGAACCAACAAAAGTTTTCCCAAGGCCCATATCAAGGTAATAAGCGCACCGGTTGTGACCTTCCGTTTGATCAAGGGCTTTTTGCTGGTGCTGGAATAGGGTGATCATAAGGTTTCAGGCGTTTCAATCATGGAAAGGTAATTTTCCACATTCACGCCACGGGAAATCAATTCCGCCTTCATAGCCGTCCCCAAGGTGCTGTTTAAGGCGTAGGCGCTCACCTGTTCAGGGGTCATGGAAGTGATGTTGAACAAAGACTGTTTCACAACATCACCATGACAGTTTCCAAAGGGATCAAAGGGGCAACAATCGGGGGTGGATTCAATATCACGAACCACCATAGTAACCACCACGGCGGGGCGGTTCTTCAGCATCTTCAGGGTGTTCAGAAGATGATCCGTGTCCATTTCTGCGGGAAGGAACGCCGTTCCACCAGCTCCGATCCACACAGTTCCATCAAAACGGGTTTTCATGTTCATCATCCTTTCTTTCCGGTCAGGCGAACAATGTAAATGCAGTTGTCCACCCGGTATGCGTCATACCCTTTCGGGTTCTTCTCGTTGTACTTGCGCCGGTGGCTGGAAATGGTGGAAAGTTTGGTTTTTGCGGCCTTGGCGCTTTCATACTGGAAACACATATTCTTTGCGTTTCCGCTGGTCAGGAAATCTTCAATGGCCTTGACTTCCTCGCTTTTGCTCCCGCCATGAAACTGGTTCTTGGGTGGGGCCTGAACATTGTATTTGATCTCCAAAAAATCACCTTCTTCATAAAATTTCAGTTCCGGGGGCCGGGATCGTGTCTATGTAACACAGGTCATCCGTTCCGGGGATCACATCATACAGGCTAACGGTTTGGGGTTCTTTGGCCCGTTTTTCCCGCTCATGCCCTATGGCTGACCGCATAGCTTGACAGGCCACGGTGACGAATTTCACCCTTTGCAGATCAGGAAGGGCGAACCAGCGTTTCACGGCCAGCAAATAGCGGAAAATCACCACATCAAACCATTCCGATCTGTTAAGGCCCTGCTTGTCTAAATACCACCAAACAATGTTGATGTTGTCCGTGGCAAATTGGGCTTCTTTAGGGGTAAGGGGGCGTTCATAAAAGGATTTTGGCAACCGTAAGCCGCCGCCCACCTCGTTTCTTTCCGGTTTCACACATTTCCCCCCCCCAATCCGTCAGGCAGTCAGGCCAAAGAAAGCATCAAACTGTTCAGCGCCAACATACTCACGGAATTTGGCGGGGTTGATGTAATAGTTGTAAGAACCGCCCACGCCGGGAACCGCATTCCCAAAGGGAAGAAGGCCACGCTGAAGGCCAATCCTTACAAACTGCTTGCTTTTCCCAAGGCACCGGGCCGCATCTGCGGTGGTGATCTTCTTCACGGAAACCTTCTGTTCCTTGGCCGGGGGTGCTTCATACCCCATCAGGTAATCAAAGGAAACGCCGGTGGCATCGGCCAGCGCCTTCACACGCTCCGGGCCGGGGGTGTTCTTACCGGAAAGATACTGACTGATAGCGGCCTTGGAAGCGCCAGTTCTTTCAGAAAGGGTGGATTGGTTCAGGCCAGATTCACCCATTGCGTATTTCAAACGCTCTGCAAAAGTTTTCATTCTTGTTCAACCTCCTTATAAATTTGGGGGAAGGGTCAACCTTCCCAATAACGATCAACCAGTTTGTGGGCCATTTCCAAACCCATTGACTGAACCCAATCCTTCCGGGCTTCTCTTGCGGCTTCTTCTTTTTCTGCCTGCTCCGCCACATAATCCCGGTTCAGGGTGTCGGGGTGATAATACTGGATGATCTGGTTCTCACCATCGGAAAGGGTCAACCTGATCCGCCCGTTATGGTTGAACCAGTCATTTTCACAGCGGATTTCCAAACCAGCGGGGCCGGTGGAAGCCCGGAAGATTGCCACATCAGGTGGGGTGGTATCTTTGCTGATATTCAGCCGGGGGAAAATTCGGCTGATCAGTTCCCACGCTGTTCTTTTGGTCAGCTTCACATTCATTTAGATTTCCTCCTGAAATTCAACTTCACATTCAGCACAGATCACATGAACCTCTTTGGTTGCCCGGATGATAGTTCCGCAACAGGGGCAAACATACTTCCTGGAAGATGATCCGCCGCTTTTGCTGGAACCCTTCAAGCCAAGTGGCCGGGGTCTTACAAGGGTGAACCCTTGCTTTCCAAGGCTCTGAACAAATTCAAGGGCTTCCGGGGAAAGGCTGGTTTTATGCCATCCGTACTTTTCGCCTTTCTCCACGATCAGGCCATGGGCTTCAGCGGTTTCCTTGAATTTTTTGTTGTGGTAGGTGCCAGAACGGGAAGTGTCCTGAACGCCATCCTGAAGGTTCTGAAGATGAACCATTTCATGAAGCAAGGTTCCACAGGTTTCTTCATAGGGCCGGTTCAGATATTCAGCGCAAAGGTTGATTTCATAGAACCCGCCTTCCTTGGCTCCGTTCTGCCAAGCCTTCCAACTGGTACACCAGCCATAAGCCCCACGGGTATGATCCGGGGAAACGGTGATCACCGGGCTTTCCAGCTTGTTTTCAAAGAACCGGGCGTTGAATTTTGAAAACAAGGTTTCAAGTTCATCAATCACCGGCTTCAGGCTTGCTTCACTCATTTGGCGTTCTCCCTTCCGTGTCTTTTAGGACACTTTTTCGGTAAAAAAAATTCCCATGGGGCTGTCAAGATTCAGGAAATCCACGATTTTCTGAATCTCGCTTTGGGTGAATTCCGATTCACCGTTACACTTACGGTAAAAGGCGGATCGGGAAATCCCAAGCATGGCGCACATATCAGACTTGCTGACATTACGCAGATTCATTTCGTATTCCAGACGGGCCTTATTCATTTCATCACATCCTTTGAAAGTTTCGTTGTGTCCTTTAGGACACTCTCATATTACCATACCCGGTGTAGCTTGTCAACACCCTTTTTGTCTTAAAAGAAACTTTTTTATTTTTCTCGAAATTTATGTTGCATAAAAGACACAAGTGTGCTATATTGGTAGTAACAACAGGAAAGAGGTGTTGACCATGGCGGAATTAGATATGGCCCAAAGAATAAAGGATTTGCGGGTTTCGCAGAACCTCACTTTAGAACAAGTTGCCAATGAAGTTGGTGTTGGAAAAAGCACGGTCAGAAAATGAGAAACCGGTATGATTGCCAATATGCGCCGGGATAAAATCGCTTCCCTTGCAAAAGCATTGCACACCACCCCGGCCTATTTGATGGGCTGGATTGATGAACCCCACCGGGAAATTACCGTGGATAACCTGTTCAGGATCGAAACAAAGAAGTTCCCGCTGTTAGGGAACATTGCCTGTGGGGAACCGATCATGGCAAATGAAGAAGTTGATCTGTATGTGGAAGCCGGGGCCAACATTCAGGCTGATTTCTGCCTGAAGGCAAAGGGCGATTCCATGATCGGGGCCAGAATATATGATGGTGACATTGTTTTCATTCGGAAACAGCCCATGGTTGAAGATGGTGAAATTGCCGCTGTTATCATTGACGATGAAGCCACGCTGAAGCGGGTCTATTATGATCAGGAAGCCGGGGTTCTTCAGCTTTTCGCAGAAAACCCGCAATATAAAACCATGCGTTTCAGCGGTGAAGAATTGGATCACATCAGGATCATTGGTAAAGCTGTTGCATTCCAAAGCGATATAAAGTAAAGGGGGTTATGGGCCATGTTTGGAAAGAAGAAAAATTCCGCCATACGGGTTATGCACTATGAAGGCATCACAGGATTTGCCACAGACTATCCTTGTACCTTGGAAGTTCAAGATGATCTTTTAGTGATCAAACGGCTGAAGCCAGAAACCACAGTAACTTTACCCATGAATAGAATCCAATCCTTCAGCGCAATGGGTGAAGCGGCCTTCATGCTGAAGTATCATGGACAAGCCTTTTCCACATCCAAGGCCAAAGGAATTCAGAAGTATTATTTGGTAATTTCCTATGACAAAGGCATGATTGCAGTATGGGGAACCGCCAAGGAATACAATGAATTTCTGAAGTTGCAATATTCTTTCGGCGGCTCACCTGAAACCATTGAATTGTAAATAGAACAGATAGAACAGATATTTTTCCTATCTCTGATATACTATTTTATATTT